CTGTTTATTTATCAGCAAATGCAAGCTTTGGTGGTACATCGCCTAAAGCATCAGGCAGTATTTTTGCAAGACGTGCAAGATAAATATAATTAATTTTCATCACTAATGCCAATGCATGTTGAATTAGTAATGATAACGGATTTTTTTTTATATTCTTTCATTATAAAAAATTCATTATCGTAATATAAATCTTCTCCTTGTCCAAAATAAATTAACTTGCCATTTTCATAGCAAGTTAATTTCGTCAAGGAGAAACAAAGCGAGGAGTATATACATAACAAAAATAGGAATAGACAACGCATTTTAACACCTTTAAGCCGCAATTTCTTTATTTTCTTCTTTATCTATTTCTACTGTTTTATTTGCATCAGAAACAATGTCCATTGGAGGTGCAACAACTTCTGAATTTTCGGCTTGTAATGAATTAATACCCAGTTGTGTCCAATAAATTCCTTGATCTAAATTCATGAAGGCATAGGATTTTAATTGAGGATTTAAATTGAGTTTATTTATGTAGGTTACTAAATTTGTATAAATAGCATTAAGACCTTGCGTAAATAATTCGCGCAATTGTTGTTCTTTATTCATATATTTCCCTTAATAATTAAAAACGCCCATTATAAAATGAGCGTTTTAAAATTAAAATATTCAACGATTATCATTATAATCAAAACGATTTTCACCTGGCATTTGCGGATCTAATTGAACATTTCGCTTTTCGCCTTTCATTTGAGTAGGAGGATGTGCAGTATTTGCTAAATCCTTCATATTGTTATAACCCATGCCTTTATTCATTTCGGCATTGTTACGTGATTCCCAACTTTTATTAGGCATAGCGGCATAATGTTGATCTTTTACGTTTTCAACTGCGCCAGCTTCACCATCATCAATCATAGCCATTTTGAATCTCCTTATTTCGTAATTATATAACTAAAAGTGCCGGCACCAATATCAGCTGTACTGGTTACAACAAATGAACCAGCACCAGGAACAATTGTAACAACTTCTCCTGGATTAGTTTGTGTTACCCAGTTACCGATAACAACACTTCCTGCTGTACAGAATGCATCCGTAAATGATTGAGCGGCAGCTCCACCTGCAGCGGCTGCACCTGCTACTGACTTCATGGCAAAACCCTGGTCAGCAACTAAACCTGCAGTACCACTTGCTTTAACTAAATTTCCATCCACTAAAGCTGCAGGCGCAATAACAAAATTTGCGGTAGCTGAAGCTGGATCTGGAATAGTTAAAGCGGTTGCTTGTGCAAAAGAAGCATTGGTGATCTGTGTAACAGTATTACCAACATTATCAGCTGCAACTAGACGTAAAGATCCTTTTGCGGCGGTTGTAGGAAATGAAGCTAAATAACCTGGGGTGCCTGACAATCCAGCAATAATATTACCAGAATTAATAGCATCGCCTGCAGTATCATCAATAGTGCCATTAACATCAACAAATTTTGCAATATGATTTACAACAACTGCTGAGCCTGCCATGACTACATTGGTTTTTGTAGCGTCAGAAGGTAAATAACCTAAATCTTCAATATTTCCACTAACACTTGCAAATGTTGCAAAGTTACCAACAACAGCTGGCGCACCTACAAAGGTAGTACTAAATACTAAAGGTGTTAAAGAATTAAAATCTGAACTAATAGATGCAAACATCCAGCCGTCACTTGCATAAACTAAAGTCATATCAGATACGACCCATTCAAATGCGCCATTATTAATGGCAGTAATATTATCAGCTTGATTTAAAATATAATTTGCGGCTGAAGCTTCGGCGAGGGTATTAGTTGTTACAATTCGTACTATATTAACGCCAATCCCAAAATCTCGTTTGATATCAGTTATAGCCATTATAAAGCTCCTTTAAAGTTTATCCATCATATATGATGGCACTATTATAGGGCTAATTATGGACATATGAAAGGGCAGTTTAAGCTGCCCAAAACATACCAAGGTGGGAATTAAAAAGGAATATCATCATCTTCAAATGCTTTAGCTTCTTTGGAAGGGGTAATTTTGGATTTGGCTTCATTAGGAACAAAGGGATTGCTATTTAATGATGAAAATATATTAGTTTTATCATTTATCACATAATCATCTACTTGATTTTTAGCTTTCCAATAATCATTAGTGCCATCATTTTTGGGCTTAGCAGCGATATTACTTATTTTACATTTTCCACGTCGATTTTTGCACATATCAACGCCAAATTGTTTAGCTTTATATTCTTTTTCTAATCCTGTTATTTCGCAAAAATGTTTAATTTTCCATGCAAAACTAGGCATGCCAATAAGGTCATCAAATACATACCATTCTTTTTCCTGGTGAATGATTCGTAATTTTAAATTTATTTTAGGGTTTCCACTATTTGTAAAACCTGGCTTGGCATCAATTACTGCAAAATCATAAATTCCATCAGGTAATAATGGAAATTCACGTGCTTTTTGCGCCTCTTCTTCACTATTAAAAACTGGATAATCAAACATTTTTTTCTCCCATTAAATATTCATTAATATTATCAGCTACAAATTTTAAATTATTTTCAATAATGGGCTGATTAAACATTCCCATTAAACTTTTAGCCATATATAGTCCGTTATTATTTGTTAAAAAACCATAATTCCCGTCCTCGCAAATACTATGTAAAACAATACTGAATTTTCCCTCAATACAGACATGGTCATCTAGCATTTTTCCTATTGTTTTAGGTTTTGATTTTCCTTGTTTATCGATATCTGAATGCATCATGATAAAAACGATAAGATCATCACGTAGAGAAGTAAGAATATTAAGTAATTCCCAGGCATTTACAGCTAATTTAGAAAATTTATCATAACCTTTTTCAAGTGCGGATCTCATAAATTGATTCGTAATCGTATAACCAAAATCATCCACAATTAAATATTTAATTTCAGGTCTATATAAATTAACTAAATCAATTGTTTTTAATAAAGATTTACGACTAGATGGAGCATAATAATTTCCAGTTAAACCGTCTTCACTTAAATTTGTATATTGTTTTTGAGAACCTCTAAAAGGTAGTGGTTTATCTAAAATATTTATTATGAATGTTTCTTCAGGAGGTAATGTTCTAATACTAGTCGATTTTCCTGTTCCACTTTCTCCAATAATTAATACAGCTTTTTTCATTTTAATCTCCTAGGCTGGATCTAAAATGGAATCCCATTCTTCTTCAGGTTTATATAGATTATTTAATTCTATCTTTTCTCTTTCTAATTGTTTTTCTTCAGCTTCAATTAAAGATAAAATTTCATTTTCATAATATTTTGATACGGCTATTTGAATTTCTTTGATTAAATCATTAGTGGTATCTGGCGATTCAGCTATTAAAAATGAAGCGATAACATCAGCAATAGAATAATTATCCATACAAAATATTTTATTTAATAAACCACTTATATTGGTTGTAAATTCAATATCTCTGCGTAATAAATATCCTGAAAATTCTATTTTTTCTATAGAAGACATTTTGACCGACGATTCAGCCAATTGTCTTAAATAAGCTTTCCAGTCAATATCCTTCCTCTTTATAACAGCCATGATTTAATCCTTATAAAATGTGAAATGATAGTGTATACTACTTTATACGTTTACACAATTAATGGTTGGGAAATTAAATGAGTATTGAGAATATTTTATCTGAACTGCAGGATAAATTAGGGTTGACGATGCATGGTTTAAGTAAGCGATTAGGCTTTAAATCAACCGCTCATGTATTTTTATTAAAAAAAGGTGACAGAGTACCAACACTTGCAACCTGTAAAAAAATAATTGATTTATGCGAAGAAAATAATATCCCAGTATCTATTGATATGTTTTATAAAGATGAAAAAAAATGATTAAAATAGCAAATCGCAAGACAATCAAGGAGGGTTATCTTGCGATTTAAGCGCTATTAATTAATGATGGGTGATTATCGTTAATTAAAAAAATGCTAATTTACGATAACAAAGTTGCTATTTACACCTTCGTGATTTTCATAACCTGTAACAGTTGTTTTGGCGGTAATAGTATGTGATCCCGTCCATCTAAACGTAGAGAATAAATGAGCGTTATAATTGTTGTTCCAAGTAGAATTAGCTTTGACCGTTATTTTATTGCCAACGCCTGCACATTTTCCTTTATCATCGCATAATGAATAAGAATAATAATAAAGATGATCTACACCTGTTGAATTATGTATTTCGATATCATGCTGAGAGCTCATGGAGCATTGGCGATTAAGAGAACATACTTGATAATGCGCTGCCGCTAGTACACTAACAGAATCAGCTAAAACATTCGTTGATAAAAAGGCAAGTGATAAAGCAATTACTTTTTTCATTTTAATTTCCATTTAATTTCCATAATAAATAAAAGTCTCTAATGAATTGACATGAACCATAGCCAACAAAAAAACCTGTCGTTACCCATGATGCCATGCTTGGGCGGCTATATTGCCAAAATAAAATAAGCCACGCAATAAATAATCCTAAAAATGAAGTTACTCTTATTTCTAAGCGTGACATGCGAATAATCCTATAGCCATCCACATAAAACTTGTTATTTGCCATATAATGGCTAAAAATTTTGAATGCGGAAAATAAATTGCTGCTGTTATAGAAAATAATGCAGCAATTAACATATGTATATAAATATCACTCATTTATGTGACTTCTTTTGAGGACACGGTGGAAGTCGATTATCCAATTCCGTCGTGCAGATATCATTCTGATCACAATAATCCCGAATCAATATTTCAATCATATTAGTAATTGAGCGATGTTCGCGCTTAGCAGCCATACGCAAGCCTTCCTTGAACTTTGGATTAATCCGTATTGTTAAAGTAGTTATCTTATTGCCGCTCATAATTTAATAATTTCTAATTCATTTTATTCTTTATGATTGTGATCACATTTATCAGCTTTAATTAATGATAAAAGTTTTTCACTTAATTTTTTAAAAGTTGTAGGAAAAAATAATGCTAATGAACATCCACAAATAAAACCAAATATATAACAAATCATTTCTTCATCCATTAATCGTGACTCAACCTACCAGAAACCGCTGCCATAAAATCTACTTTTTCTAATTCTTCTACATGGACAATATCAAAATCTTGCTTTAATTGCTTCTCAATATTGTCATGTAAATTTTCTAAAAATTGATTAAGATTATGATCTCTTTGACCAACTGTTAAGAAAGTAATAGTAAATTCATCCTCTCTATCAATTTCATTAGCAATACGAATAATAGATCTTTCAACTGCTAATCTATTAGTGGCAGCTCCATCAGTAAAAATAAGCAAAATAGTGCCTGGATGGAATTTTTTTTCAGAAGCATACTCGCGTTTTTCATTTTTATGTTTTTCATAGGCTTCATCAATCAATTTATCAGTATTAGTAAATCCTTCAAAATTTATATTAGTTAATTTTGATTTAACAACATCTAGGTTTGTTTCTGGAAAAACTGTTACTTTTTCACCAAATAACATGACAGTTGGACCATGGGGATCAAAATCTTCAGATTTTTTAATAAATTGCTGAAATTTTTCTAGCATGTATTCATAGCGTGAATTTCCACCACATTTTGGATCAACCGATGACATGGATGCTGAAATATCTCCAGCGAGAATGTAACATTTATTAGGATCAATTTCTAAATTTTTCATTTTATTCCTTAATTATTCTATTCATGGTTATATTTTCTTGTAATTTTACAAATGGATTTTGATAACTCCATAATTCACCCGTTTCATCAATGGCAATTGTCCATATATGATTATGTTCAACACCATAATCAGTTAGAAATAATGCTGTTCCTTTACCTTTTGGACAAATAACTGGAATGGGAGGATTTAATTGTAAAATCATTTTTTCTTCCTAAAACATTCAGCAATGATTATATAAAATAAGGCAAAAGCGCCTAATATTTTTTTAATGAGTTTCATTTATTTTTTCTTCGTTTTTTATATTATGTTCTGTTATTTCTAAATCAAATAAAAATTTTAATTTATTAATAATTTCATGTATACATTCCATTTTTTCTATATCATCTAAATAGATTTCTTGCAATAAATTAATCATTGAAGACAAATGAGAACTTACTATTAAATCGGGAACAAAGTTATATTCTTTTTCTTTTACATTATTTATTATAAAATTTTTTGTACTATTGTTTAAGGTTGTTTCTAATTTTATTATTAAATTCATTGAATCTTTATTCATTTTTTATATAACCCTTTTTATATAAATAAGTATAAACATCATATTTACATGTATTCATCCCCATACAATTCCTTTTCTTTCGCATGATTGACAATCCCAACTTAAACCACTCTCTTTATTAATACATATTCTGTTACCTTCACAAACTGGACACTTGTGTGGCATAGGTTTAATACCTTTTACTAATTTTCTACATTCATCCCGCAATTCAAAAAATTCATTATTTCTTTCAAATAAGGCACTCGATACCACTAAAATTTCTTTATATAATTCATTAAATTTGTCAGATAATTTATTAACTTCTTCATCATAAGTTCTGTCTATACAAGCAATCGTATCTTGTCGCATTTTATTTTCTGATTCTAATTTATCAATTCTTTCCAACATCATTTTTAATATAGATCTAATCGCCTCATCAGATGATCTTAATCTTCCTTCTTCTTCAATTCTCGATTGATTTTTGGATTTTAATTCAGCTTCTAATTTATCAATTCTTTCAACCAGAATAGATATGTCCTCTTTAGATTTTATTTTGGCGCAATTATTACAATGAAATTTAACTGGAACATTATGTTCGCATACTGGCATATCAAGACAATTTGTCATTAATCTTTCGCCTTATATATTTTATTATCTAACTCATAAACCTTTATTGTTTCTATTCTTAATCATTCAACGTTATATTTAATAAGTTTTTTCTTTCCAGTAATGGAAGCATAAAATCATTATGAAAAATTAAATATTCATCTTCTCCAAATAATTTTAAAAATGAATCAATTATATTTAAAAGATGTTTTTTCTGAAATTGTGTAACCATTTCTTTTTCCATTAATTCTGCCTCATCACTGGATTACTAATCTTTTACATTCCATTCCTGGTAGCACCAACAGTAATTCATGCCGGTCTTTCACCGGCTCCAAGCATTACTGCTTGATTGCCATTTCTTAATCTAGCCCGAAGGCATTATCGATTTAACAAGAAAGGCTCTCTCGCCTGCCTAATTGCAGGGATTCGTAATAATTCTTGTTATTTCTCTATTAATTTGGTGGTAATCGGCAGGAATTGCACCTGCTATATTTGACCTTCACGTTATAATGGTTAGTTGCGGCGATCAACCCGCTTCTAGTGAAGCTGTACCACTCAGTCGGATAGTATTTTCAGCCGCTAAACTTAGTAATACTATTTCATCCGCATCAGTGCGTGTCTTGGGTCTTAAACCCTCACTGTCCACGCCGCGATTACCATAATTCTTGCCGGATTTCGCGCCCATTTCCGGCAGAATGGATCATTAGCACCATGCGCTAACAATTGATACGGCTTAGGCCTATTATGTGCCTCGTAAGCGATCCTCTTACAGGTTCTCAATTGAATTCTTTTATTTATTTTATCCACATTTTCTGTGGATAAGTCTGTGTATAACCCTTATTTTATTGGATTCATTCTTGTTTAATTATTAATCTGTATAACTTTTTTATATGCATCATTTATTCTTTCTTGTAAGTCTTCAATTTTAGAAAAACAACTTACAATAAAATTACAATCGTTTAATGCTCGGTGTGCGTTATTATAAGGAACACCCATTGCTTCACAAATATCTTGTAATCTTTTTCTAGGTAAAGGTACAGGCCATGTAAAATGATTTTTAGTGCATATCCATGGAATATTGAACTCGAGCTCACATTCTAAAATATTAAAAAACAATTCATCAAATTGGGCATTATGAGCAACAAAAGCCGATGCTGCCTGAGCCATTAAATTAATTTGATCTTGCAAACAATTCAAATAATAAGTGGACTGAGTAACTAAAGGATCAATCCCATTAATATCTTGAACGGGATTATCAGCTACTGGCAATAAAGTTGAAAAAGTTTGTAGTACTGTTTTAGATTTTACATTAAAAAGTACTAAAGCAAGCTCTATTAATTCAGCGCCTTTATCTGGATGAAGGCCGGTTGTTTCAGTATCAATAATTAATACATTTTCAACATTCATTTTTTATTTTTTCCTTTTCTTGGCGTACTTTTTTAACATCATTTAAAAATTTATCAGCCAATTGTTCCATAAAATAATTTTCCATATATTTTTCTAAATAATCTTTTATTTTATTGTTGAAATAGGTTTTTATCGTTTTACTATAAGGAAATTCATAAATGAATTTTTTAACTTCGACTGTGATATGGGTTATTAAATATTCATCTAAAATAATTTTTTCAATTTGTTCTTGAATTAAATCATTAAGGCTATTTATAGTTAAATTATGGGTTTTATCGACAATATAGCGATTAATTTTTCCATCTATAACATTGCTTACAATACTTTTTATAGCATCTTTATCGAATTTATTTTCTACAACTTCATTTATGATACCTATTTTTTCTTCTATGGCTTGTAGGATCAAATTGGTAACTTCTTTCATTATAAACCCTTAATGATTTATTGTTGGTGACTTTAATAATTTAACGCTTACCACATAATCATTTTTTTTAGGATTATGATAAACATTTAATTCCATCAAAAAGTTTTCATAATCGGGCGCTAAATTAAAAGTAACCGCTTCTTCAATAGATTTTCCATTATATTCATTTTTAATTTTTATTAACTCAACCATAGCTGAGGTTAGAATGCGATTAAGCATTACCAAGGAATCAAGTTGATCTTGAGTTATGTTATCTGTCTTATAAAAATCTAATCCTACTTTTAAGCCTGTCTCCATATCTTGTTCTTCTTCCTTTCTGCTGATTGGTGGAGTATATTTTAAATTCAACTTAAGTCAAATGGAAAATTCAAAATGAATAAAAATAAATGTATTGTGCCTGGATGTATGCGAGAAATTGCAATAAAGAAACATAGAATGTGTAAAGCCCATGTTAATCGAATGTATGAGCATGGAGATCCTGGGGATGCTTATATTCATCCTCGAAAACTTCACAACCCTTATAGGATAACTGATAAAAAATAATGGAGAGAGTATGGAGAGCCCAAAAGATGTTAAGGAAATGACAGAAAGCGAATTAAAACAAGAATTAATTAAGTCAAAGCATCGATACCAGAATCAAAAGCAAGTAAAAAAATCAAAGCGGCATCTTATTAAATATATCGATGCAATGATTAAACTTTATAAATGAGGAAATTATGTTTGATATAAAAGCCATAATGGCTTCTTATGGTTTTCATATTATTGGGGAGGTTAATTATAATACTGAAAATTGCCAGCGATTCCGAAGTGTCCATAAGCCCCATGGTGAAAAAGACTTATTTCTTTTTCTACATGGAGATAGGGGTGCGACTTTTGGAGATTGGCATGACCCCAGTAATTGGCCTACTTGGTGGAACAAAAGTAATAAATTAACCATAAATGATTTAAAGGACAGAATTGAATATTTAGAAGAAGTTAAAATAAGAAAAAATGAAATGAGATTAATTGCAATAGAAAGGGCGTTTAATTTTTGGGAAGCAAATTATGTTAGTCACTATATTGATCAAAATCCTTATGCATTAAAAAAGAGAATCAATACTTATTATGCTCGAGGGATAAATCATTATCGTTATATCCGTGACATTTTGCTTATTCCTATTGCTGATATCGATATGCAATTTAAAAGCGTTCAGATTATCAAAGCAAATGGATTTAAGCGTTTATGGAAAGGGACTTCGCAGAAAGGAAATATGATTTGGTTATCTGAAAAATTAGAAAATGATTATTCTGGATCTATTAGAATTTGTGAAGGATATGCTACGGGTTGTTCTATTTATGAAGCAATAGGTGACCCCGTTGTCTGTGCGATTAATGCAAGTAATTTAGTTAATGTAGCTGTTCAATTACGCGCAAAATTTGTCAATGCTAAATTAAAAATATGTGCGGATAATGACCAGTGGGGGAAAGAAAATGTAGGATTAAAATATGGAAAAGAAGCGCTTATGCGAACGGGAGCGACTTTACATTATCCTGATTTTTCTGGTGTGGATATATCGACACAACCTACGGATTTTAATGATTTAATGTGTTTAACTAATATCGAAGCTGTTGAAAATCAACTAATTTTAATTAGAAAGTAAGCTTTAATTTTTATATCTCTCGGCGTAGTATGAACAATCTGTAGGGGCGTTAGACGCGCCCCAGTCAGAACGTAAATCCATTTAACCCAATGGCTACATTGCGTAGCGAATCAATGGATTTTTAACTTAACAATAGACAGGGATTATTGTAATTGAAGTTATTAGGAAATCAAACAATATCCCTATCACGGAGGAAATATGGAAAACAAAGTTGTTCAATCGCTCGTTTTATATCCTGAAATTATTGAAACTAAAAAAAGCATTAAAGTTTTAGATACGTATAAAAATTTAGAATGGTTGTTAAAACATTTTAAAGCGGATATTCGTTACAATTTGATGACCCGCAAACGCGAAATTGAAATTCCAGAATTTTTTATATTTCCTGACGATATAGAAAATTCTGCGTTAGCTAAAATTGATTACTTAGCTACAGTAAATGAGATGCCAACTAAAAAATTAGATCAACATCTCGATACAATTGGCGGGGAAAATGCTTATCATCCCATTGTTAATTGTATAAAAGCCAAAGAATGGGACAAAAAAGAAAGACTCAGTGATTTTATTAAAACCATTAACTCTACGAATAACGAACTAGCTTTTAAAATTATTCATACCTGGATGATGGCAGCAATTGCCGCCGCCCATAGTGTTGACGGATTTGTAAACCATGGAGTTTTGGTTTTACAAGGTGCGCAAGGGATTGGGAAAACTGCCTGGGTTAAATCTTTAGATCCTATAAATTGCAATGCCGTTAAAGAAGGCGCTATTTTAGATCCCACAAATAAAGACAGCATCATTTCTTTAGCTTCTCATTGGATTGTGGAACTAGGTGAAATTGACGCTACTTTTAGAAAAGCTGACGTTTCAAGATTAAAAAGTTTTATCACTACTCAAGCCGATGATGTGCGAATGCCATACGCAAGGCGTTCTATGCGCTTAGTAAGGCGTACGGCCTATGTAGCTACTGTTAACGATGAAAAATTTTTAACGGATGACACGGGTAATCGGCGTTGGTGGACCATTCAAGTTAAAAGTATAAATTATGACCACGGTTTTAATATGCAGCAGGTCTGGGCGGAGGCCTACCATGACTGGAAAGTTAAAGGAGCTTTGACATATTTGCCAACAGAACTTCAACAAGCCGTTAATGAATCAAATAGAGAGCATGAGAAACTAGACCCATTAGTTGAAAAAGTTTTAACCATTTTTGATTGGGCGTCCCCTGGTCGTCGGGAGTTGACAGTAACGGAGATTTTAAATGAGATGGATTACTCAAAACCTACTAAAAATGATCTTATATCCATGTCTAAAATTTTAACAGAATTAAACCATAAAGGTTGTCGAAAAAGTAATGGTTTAAGATTGCACGAAATTCCTTTCCGTAAATATCCCACAAATTTTAATTAAAAACAGGGTCGTAGCAGGGTCGTCAGGGTCGTAGGTTTTAACATGCTACGACCCTGTTCTATATACCATATTCATTGGTCTGGATAGTAATAGGGTCGTATAGGGTCGTACTACTACTATATATTAATAATATAAATGTAAATAAGCGTGTAAGCATGAAAACATATATATAGGAGGTATACGACCCTCTACGACCCTACGACCCTGTAAAATATTTGACCAAATAAAAAAAGGAAGGTAAAATTGTACAAAAATTGGAAACGACTTTTAGCCGAAAATGAACCTTTGTTCATGGTTAAAGTGGGGTGGATAGATGAAGAGGAAGGACGTAAAAAAGAATTAAATTGGCATAACTCCAAGCCTGTAAAGGGATGGAAGCCTAAAAGTTCTTTGCATTGTCCACTTGGAACAAAATATTGGAAAGAAAGCCAATTAAAACTTTATGGTTTGATTAAGAAGGATGATTGATCATGGGATATAGGGTTGCTAGGGTTGATGCTAATCAAAATGATATAGTAAAGAAATTTAGAGATTTAGGGGCGGTTGTATTTGTGACTTCATCAATCGGCCATGGTTTTACTGATTTAGTAGTAGGAATTAAATTAACTGGTTGTCGTCTTTGGATAGGATTAATAGAAATTAAAGACGGTAATAAACCTCCTTCTAAACAAAAATTAACGAAAGATGAACAAAGGTTTCATGATGAATGGGCGGGCGCGGTTTATATCATTAAATCAACGGCGGAAGCTCAAGAACTTTATGAAATGGTTAAATATTATGATGGTATCTAAGTATGATTGTATCTAATTGCTGTAAGGCTGAAATCATGGTGAGATTCATCTCTGACGGGGGCAGTGATTATTATGAATGCAATCAATGCGGAAAACCGACGTATATAATGTGTTCCTTTGTGCCTTTCAGTACTGGTTTAGATGAAAACAAGGTTCTACATGAAACAATCGAATAAGTATGAATAAACTTTTTAAAGTGCTACGTTATTTTTCAATTCAACAATTACTAAGTATATTAGTGATTATTTTATATTCAATCATTTATTTATGGTTAAGCCATAATGCTATCAATAAGTCTAAGAAAGATTTGCTTAGATATAATGACGGCATTATGGGCGTAATATTAGCTGACATTAATTGATTTAATTTGAGTTAAATCTCATATAAATAATTACTGTTATAAAAAAGATTAGGATCAAAGCAATATCTCCTATACTCTCACAAATTATATGGAACATTTTTATTCCTATTTGAGTAAAAATCGGAACTCGATACTTTCTTTTTTATACTGGTTGAAAAGCTCAAAATGATCTTTTTCAAATTCTTTTTGTTGAAATCGATACACAACCATGCCTTTATAGGTAGCAAGCGTTAAGCCTTTGGCGGTCTTGTATTCTGTATGATCAACAAACCAGCTACTTATCAATTCATCCTTAAGCATTTTCTTTTCAGCTTCTAGTACTTTAATTTGTTCATCTAATTCGCGCATGCGAAAAAGTTTTTTCTCTATTATTTTTAATTGTGTGTTCACATGCACCCCCCTATTATTCCGATAAAAATAATAATAATTAAAATTGCCAATATGATTCCTGCCGCTATCTCTATAATTAACATTTTTTATCCTTATTTAATCTCTTTTGACTTGTTTTAATTTTTTCTCTTCATCAAGTTGCAATTCAATCATTCTTTTAAGCATAAAATCCCTAAGTGTTACTATCTCTAAATGACTCAGTGTAGGGATTAATCCTGCGATTAACTCTGCGTTAGTATATTTATTCGATTTCATTTTTTTACCCTTATTTTTTTAATAACTTGCATACAAAACATTTTCTTCGTCATGCCAGATAACTTGTGTATGGTCTTTTAATTCGTCGATTGATTCTAAATTATAATTTTCCAATACGTCTTTTATAGGCTCTTCGGAATATTCACAACAAAGCGCGATAACGTCTAATTCTATTTTGTGGTCGCAACTTTCTTCATATTCGATTAAATAATCATAAAGCGCTCCCAATCCTTCATAACTAAAATGATGTTCTCTTTCGTATAATTTAAAATAATCTCGAAACATGGACTCATTAACATCTATATACATTTTATTACTCCTCGATTGTATTGTTTCTAGTTGATAATTTATTAGTTGAACAGTAGTAATGTCCTGAAATTTTACCTTGGTAATAATGTTTACCTTCTGACTCGCCTAGATATTTCATCCATCGATTATTGCAATTTGTTATTTGATGTGAATTTTGTTTTATGGTTTCGTCTATCATTTTATTTTTTTCCTTTTCTTTTGTATGTTCCCAAGTATAGCGTATATTTCTGTATATGCAACTATTTTTTGCTTTAAAAAATTTATATGCTATATTTGTTTTAATTATGCGCAATAAGTGAAAGGCTTACCGATTATGAGTAAGGGCGGTTATCAAATTGAACACGAACCAACGTTAGAAAGCCGGGCAAAAGTAGCAGGCTTTGCGTGTGCTGGATTTTCTCAAGCTCAAATTGCTACTTATTTTGATATCGATGAAAAAACTTTAAGAAAGCATTACAGGGACGAGCTTGATAAGTCTAAAATGGATAAAACGATGCTTTTAGGAAATAACCTATTTCAAGATGCCGTCAACGGCGATAAACAAGCAAGAGAATTTTGGTTAAAGACGCAAGGCCGTTGGTCTTACGCAAAAGCTCCAGAGGATAACGCAAGAGAAGAAAAACAAGTTGCCTTACTTGAAAAAATTATCGATAAATTATGATGCACGAAATCATTATTAAATTAATGTGCCAAGACTTGTATAGTGATTTTTTAATTTTAAATGTGCACGTGGACGAACCTAATTTAATCAATATTAAGTGTCAAAATGGAAACAATGAACAAGCTTCTTATATTTGCGTTGCAATTGATGATCTTAAAAAAGCCCTGGATAAATTAACCCTCTAATGAATGAAAAAAAATTAAAAAGTGAATTATTACCGTGTCCATTTTGCGGCTCTGATAAGGTTAGAATTGTGCATGCTGATTTTATTAGATGGACTAACTTAACTACTAATTATTATTGTATTTGTGATAATTGTGATACATGGCTAGCTGTTTCAGATACTAAACAAGATGCAATTAATAAATGGAACATGCGTCCCAATGGATGAAACAAAATTAGAAACTCTTCGTGATTTAAGCAAATTTGCCCCCAAATTTTTAATTATCCGTAGTAAATCTGGTACGCCAAAACCTTTCGAATTGAATCGGGCACAACAATATATCCATAGAAGACTTGAAGCCCAACTAAAAGAACACAAAAAAGTACGCGCCGTTATTTTAAAAGGGCGTCAGCAAGGTTGTTCAACTTATATACAAGCAAGATTTTTTCACAAAGTGATTACTTCACGGGGAAAAAAAGCATTTATTCTTACTCATGAATATGAAGCGACTAAAAATCTTTTTGAGATGACACACCGTTTTTATTCAAATCTTGAACCGGGATTGTGTCCGAAAGCCGATACTAGCTCTGCTAAGGAATTACATTTTGATAAATTTGATAGTGGTTACGCAGTAGGAACGGCAGGCAATAAAGGCGTCGGACGTAGTCAAACTATACAACTATTTCACGGTAGCGAAACAGGTTTTTGGCCACATGCTGAGGATCACGCTAAAGGTGTATTGCAAGCTATTAGTGATGAACCTGGCACAGAGATAATTTTAGAAAGTACAGCCAATGGGATCGGAAATTACTTTCACGGTCATTGGAAATCTGCGATGGAAGGTTCGAGCGGTTATCAAGCCATATTTGTTCCTTGGTATTGGCAAAGTGAATATACAACAGACACGCCTGGTTTTCAGTTGACCGAAGAAGAAGAAAATCTATTGCATTATTATGAAAAAGACGGCTTAACAATTCCGCATTTAGAATGGCGTAGGAGAAAAATAGGTAGCTTAAGCAAAGATTGGGACGCAGGGCTAGAACAATTCAAACAAGAGTATCCATTTTCAGCAAGTGAAGCTTTTTTAAATCCTATTGCAAATACTTTTATCAATGCTAAACACGTTTTAAAAGCCAGGAATGCGGATGTTCACTCAAATTCTAAGCTGATTATTGGTGTTGATGTTGCCATAAGTGATAGAGATAGAACGGCAATAATTAGACGAAAAGGTAGACTGGCATATAATTTAGAACGGTTAGGCAATCACAATACAATGGAAATTTGCGGAAGGTTAAAGCGTATTATTTTAAATGAAAACCCCGAAAAGGTTTATATTGATTGTATTGGTATTGGTGCAGGCGTCGTAGACCGTATGCGTGAAATGGGCTTTGATTGTGTTGAAGGTGTGAATGTTGCCAGATCGGCCAATGATAAAGAACAATTTAAAAATTTACGTGCTGAGTTATGGTCTGATATGCGCGATTGGTTACAGGCTGAAATGCCCGTACAAATTCCAGACGATGACGAGTTACACGGTGAATTGTGTAGTTTAGGTTTTAAAT